GAAGGGTCACGTTGATTGTTTCGACACGGAGCGGTTGGAAGTTATTGACTGGAAGACGATCAAACTGTCAGGGGTTCCGTACTTCCCTAGCAAGCAGCAGCGGTGGCAGGTTCAGGTGTACGGGTGGCTCATGTCGCTGGAGCGTGAAGTGAAAACTGTTTGCCTCGTTGGGATACCACGGGATGGGACGGACAGGGACATCGTTACGCACGTTGAGCCTTACTCTGAGGCGGTCGCTTTGGAGGCTTTGGGCTGGCTGGAGGATATTCGGGGCAGGGAGGAAGCACCTAGGCCGGAGAAGCCGAAGAAGTTTTGTAAGGATTATTGCGAGTTTTTTGATCCTACGGGGGTCATCGGGTGTCAGGGATTACCCCGATAACGGGGATTTGAGGGGTCTTAGGGGCGATTTCGTGGGGGGAGTGGGTGGATAGGGGCAGGATTTTCTTGGGGGGCGTAGGGGGGCTGAAAAAAAAGTTGAATTATTTTCGTGTACCCCTTGTAATTCCACGGGGGGGGCATGCTACAATTCTGGTATGGAAGCAAGGGGCTTCCGCGAAGGGAAAGAAATCATGACCACAACAATCGCCACCGACTTAGTGGGACAGGTTCGTTGCTCCGGCGCACATCACAGCGATTCCGCCAAGATTACTCGTTGCGAATCTTGCGGTCGCGAGATCGTAAAAGTCAGGAAAGGAAAGATAAACGCAAAGGTTTCCGGATCTGGATATGCCTTCACATGCTGGTCAGATCTTCACATTTGCTCAAACGAAGATGTAGAGGGCTGGACTTCAGAAAAAAATTACCGAATCGCGCAAGGCCAGATCGTTGCGGGTCAGATCGTTACGGTTGTTAAGGGGCGCAAGGTTCCTATCGGAACTACTGGTGAGATCCGCTGGATAGGCGAAGATTCCTACGGGAACATGAAGGTCGGGATCCGGGTGAACGAGGAAATGGTTTTTACTGCACTCAAGAACGTGGAGGTAGCGGCATGAAATCACCTCACGGATTCATCAAGACTGCTGGACGCGGCTCCGCCTACTGCACCAAGGGTGGACGATTCTGGATTATTAAAGTGCAATCGAAATGGCACTTAGTTCAAATGGGAAACAAGTCCGAAGGAGTAGAGCAATGCACGATCGGCAAGTTCAACACTCTGGCCGAAGCGGGAGCCTTCTACCGGGAGAACGAAGCGGTCGGGAACAACTGACCTCAAGCAAGCAAGCGAAGCCCTCCACCAAACGGTGGGGGGTTTTCGTTCGTGTAGAATGAAACTAGCAACGTGTCCGTGTGACCCCGCTCCTGCTCGTAGCCCTAGTGGTTCTTGGAGACGCGGGGTTGCCGTGTCTAAAAGGAGTGGGATGGCGAACTACAAAGTTCTCACCGGAATTGATTATGCAGGGAAACGCGCCGAACCCGGCGACGTTATTTCTGATCTGCCGAACCGCAGTGTCGCGTGGCTTCTGGATCAGGGAATCATAGAAAAAAACGAAAACGAAAAGCCACCTATCAAGAGTGAGCCGAAGTCTCCTAAATTAGGAGATGATAAATAATGCCTACCTTCCGTCACGGTAAAACAACCGCTGTTCTTTTGAACGGCACAAACATGAGTCCGTTTCTTAACGAGGCCACGACCACGACTGAAATTGAAACCGCCGAAACAACTACTTTCGGTGACCAAGACAAAACGTACATTGTGGGTTTGTCTGATGGAACAATCTCAACTTCTGGGCTATTCGATTCTACGGCTGGAGCATCTAACGATGTCCTGACCGGGCTGATCGCAACTGAGGACAACACGTTCACGGTTATGCCGTCAGGTGTTGCCGCGGGTAACCCCGCTGTTATTGCTAATGGGCAAATGACTTCTTACGAAGTTTCTAGTCCTGTTGGTGATGTCATTTCGATTTCCGCTGAGGTGCAAGCCGATGGCGGATTGCTTCATGGCGTTGCCCTGACTGGACTCGTTAATACGGGTTCGGCTAGTGCCACGACCACGGGGATAAACAATGGTTCATCCACGACTAACGGCGGATTATTTAATCTGCATGTGACCGCTAACAGTCGGGATGGGGCAGCAACAGTAAAGGTTCAGCATTCAAGTGATGATATTACTTACGCTGATCTAGTTACATTCACATCCGTCTCCGCATCCGTTACGGTTGGGGAGTCGATTACAAGCACCGGCACGGTAAACGAATACCTTAGAACACTTTCCACCCTCGCCGGTTCTTCCGGCTCAGTCACCTACAACATATCAGCGGCAAGGAGATAAGTAATGCCTACTTTCAAGCATGGTAAAAACGCACAATTCGAGTTGGAAGGAACTAACCTTTCAACAACCCTGAACGAAATCAGTCTGCCTCGTGAAATCGAGACTGCGGAAACAACCGCGTTCGGAACTCAGGACAAGACATACATCGTTGGCTTGTCTGACGCTACCGTTTCGCTTTCAGGAATGTTTGACGCAACAACGAACACGGCAATCAGCACGGTTATTTCTAACCTGAAGTCCGGATCTATTGCTTCAGCATCTTTCACTTATGGCCCAAGTGGTTCCGTTGCTTCCTCACCGAAGTTCACGGGCGAGGCTCTGGTCACTTCATACGAGATCTCAAGCCCTGTCGGTGACGTAATCACTTACAGTCTTGAATTGCAATGCACTGGTGCTGTTACAGGAACCACTTACTAAATCTAATTGAATAAAAATATCCACGTTCCCTTGTGGGCTAACTAAAGGAGTAGAGAATGAATCTCAGAGACAAGATTATTGCGGCGCAAGATATTCCATCGGAAACTGTCGAGATCCCCGAATGGGGTGTTGAATTGCTCGTTAAGGGCATGACTGCTGGTGATCGTTTACTGCTCATGCAGAACGCTTACGATCAGGTTACTCAACAGGTGAACATGGCTATTGTTTATCCTGATGTCGTTGTGGCGTGTGCTTATGATCCGGAGACTGGTGAAAGTATTTTCTCCGATTCGGATAAGCCTGAATTGATGAAGAAGGCTAGCGCTGCTATTGAACGTCTTGCTGGTGTTGGTTTGCGTCTCTCTGGCATTGGTCAGGTTGAACAGGACGCGGCGGGAAAAGATTCCTCCAGCACCCTGAGCGAAGATTCCTCTTCGAGTTAGCAGAAAAGTTAAGTCGGACGGTGGGTGAACTGCTTCACGGTAGTTCATCCCACCGGCCGCTTACTTCCGTTGAAATGACGGAGTGGATTGCTCTATGGCATCTCAGGGCGTGGGAGCAGGATCAGGCGAATAAGAAAGCGAACCGTGGACGGAGGTGACAAATGGCTACTACCGTTGTAACCGCTAAGTTCGTTGCTGATACTTCTAGTCTTTCTTCGAAACTGACTGGTGTACAGGGTCAGTTGCAGAAAACTGGCACTCGTATGCAGGCGACGGGTGCTGCCGCTGCCACGATGGGTCGTCAGATGACGATGGCGGCTTTGCCGATTGTCGCGTTTGGGGCTTTGGCTGCTAAGGCTTTCGTCAGTTTCGATGACAAGATGACTCAATCCCTCGCAATTATGACGGGGGTTACTTCGTCTATGCGTACGGAGATGGAGAAAACTGCTCGCACGGTTTCTACTACTTTTGGTATTGCTGCGGATAAAGCCGCTGAGTCTTATTTCTTCCTCGCGTCTGCTGGCTTAGATGCTGAACAGGCGATGGCTGCGTTGCCACAGGTTGCGGCGTTTGCTAAGGCTGGCATGTTTGATATGGCTACTGCCACGGATCTTGCTACGGATGCTCAGTCTTCTTTGGGGCTGACCGTGAAGGATGCAACGGCGAACCTTGAGAATCTTACGCGGGTAACGGATGTTTTGGTTAAGGCGAACACTCTTGCTAACGCTACGGTAGAGCAGTTTTCTACGGCGTTGACTACGAAGGCTGGAGCGTCTTTGAAGGCTGTGAACAAAGACGTTGAGGAGGGTGTCGCTGTTCTTGCTGCTCTTGCGGATCAGGGTATTAAATCTCAACTTGCTGGTAATCAGTTAGCGATTGTTATGCGTGATCTTCAAACGAAAGCGATTGAGAATAAGGATGCTTTC